ATTCTAGCCGTTTTCTGGTTTGCAAATCGATTCCGCACCCACACCGGCGGCTGTCGATAGGTCGGCATTACAGGACCCTCCGCGCATATTCCGCGATTAAAGCCGCCCTCACACGCGCTCCACGCGGATCAGGGCTCCTGGTACCGGCAAAGCGTCCCCGCAATCGCAGGCGTCGTTTCCGTGCGAACACGGGTATACTTTCGCCGCTATCAGGCTCACCACGCGCCCGTCATCTTCATACACGCCGGCTGTCTTGAGCGCGTCTTTTGTCGATCGCAGGAGTTTGTCAAGATCAGGCCGGGTCGATGGCCGCGCGTCACGCTTGGCGGATTTTGGTCGCGGCATCGTGAAAGTCACGTCGAGAAATACCGCCCCGTGGCACAGAATCGGGTCAGCGCGTTCTTTCATGGGGAACAAGGCCAATACCTCCGCTTGTACCGCCGCGCGCCACGGCTTGACGTTTTTGGACGATTCCACCATCACAGCGCGGTTGGTTCCTTTGAGCACGAATGCCCGCTTCGATCCCTGGGGAGCTGGTAGGCCGTAAACCGTTATCGTCATGGATTTACCTCGAAACGGCGTGAAAGATATTCTAAAACCTGCCAAGGTGACATAGTTTCTCTGTTATTCCAGATCGTGTCGTAAAGAAGAATTTCTAAGTCTTCGCGCGCAATTCGTCTTCGTTCCGGCTTGACGGCTTCGCGATACAAACGTTGGCGCTGCGATTCCGAAAGGCTCACTTCTTTTTTGCCCGCTCCCGCAGCTCGGCGAACTTTGCGCGTTCAGCTTCGCGCTGCGCTTTCTTCTCGGCCGCCGTGGGCATCGGAATTTCGAGTACCGCCTGCTGTTGCTCTTTCGTTGCGTGGACTTCGCCGGATACCACGTCCACCCGCGTGCCGTCGATTTCTCCCTGCTCTGGTGCCTGATCGAAGGCAATCAGCATTTCGCTGTTTTTGTTCGCATTGACCTTGAACGATTCGAGCGAAGCCAGTGCGGTAGGATCGTTGAACCGCACCCGGCATAAAACGTCTGTCACTGACTTCTGTGCCTTCTGCGAGTTCTTGCCTTCTTTTTTCGCTTTCTTCTGAATCTGGAAATCTCCGATTGTCGCGGCGTCCAGTTTCATAGCGTGCGAAGCCAGCTCCGATGAGTTCGGCGTGATCTCGATCCAGTGGCAGCGGAACTGATCGTGCGGCGCTTCCGGGGTCCATTCGCTGGCGCCCGAGATATCCGGCCACTCAAAAAGCTCGATCACTTTCGATGTCAGTTGAAACTTGAAATTGGCGTAGGCTTCTTTCGCGTCCTTCCGGCCTATGCCCTTCATGATGACGTTAACGCACTTCAGCTTGATGCTCATTCGTTTATCGCGCCTCCGCGCGGACTACTTCACAATTACCGATTCCCCACGCGGGGCCAATCGACAGCCGGGTACTCCATGCTTTCCGCTGCCACCGCACACTGAACATGGCTCAAGGGAATTTGCGATGTCATTGTCATTGCACACTGCACACGGCTTTTCGAGTGCTGCCGCAATAGTGGACTTGCTGACATAGCGCACGATCTTTGCGCCGTTCTCCACCACGATGCCTTCGATACCGGCCCGCTTTAGAATTTCCTTCCACTGATTCAGTGGCATTGTGACTGTAACCCGGCAGTACTCATCTGGCACCAGGCTTTCGTCTGTGATCTCGACCGGAGCCGCACCGCCGTTGCCGCGAAGTGTGAAGCTGCCCCGCGCGGATTCAAACTTCCGCGATTCCTTCGGCTTCCACTCGCCGGCTTGGTCCAGAGCCACCATGCACTGCTTTATCAGGTCCTTCAGACGGTCGTAGCGATTCTGCAGGACCATCGCGCGGTTGGTTGCTGCCGCTGCGTCCGCGCGGTTGATTGCTACTCCCTGTTCCAATGCTTTCAGGGGAGCGCGGAGTCCGTCAACGTCACGGAGTTGCTGAGCTACGAATTGCTGGATTCCCGTTTCGATGGCGGCGAGTTCCGCGCGGGCTGCGACTACTTCAGCGTGGTCAGGTATCGCCTCTTCGGTCATGCCGGGAATGTATCGGAGTTGCCCGATAGTGGTTGTGATGTTCTGCGCCGCTTCTTCCCGCGCTTCCAGCAACTCGAAGAGTGTTCCACTGAGGTTCCAGAGTTGATTCGGTTGAGGTGTCATTGTCCCGGCTCCCTGAGTGTCAACTGATCCCCTGCCGCATTCGTGGTGCGCGGTTGCCCGGCATCAGATCGGCGCTTGCGCGTGCCTTCGATCTTCACCAGCCCGCGGACCTCCATACATGCGGTAGCCCATTTGTACATTTCTTCCGCCTCTTCGTCTGAGGCATCTTTCAGTGCCTGTTTAAACGCTGCTGTGTCTGCCATCCTACCTCCGTTGAATTTTGGTGAGTTTTCGTATTGAAAACCCAACGCCGCAAAAAGTCACCTGAGAGCCTTGGTGCACCTCCGCTCGGGCAGAGGCCCTTCATTCACCCGTTTAGACGGTCGGTACGGAAGGGTACGCTGTCACTCCGGCTTGTTATGCGTGATCGAAAGGAGTCTCATGTTCCGGCAATGCCTGGAATGCGTTCCACAGTTCAATCAGCACGATTTTGAAATCCTTCGGATCGCTGATCCCGCGCGGCCACCGTGCCGAGATCGAATCGGCTACCTTGTCGTAGGCTTCGGAGCCGAGCTTTCCGGCCCGCGAGATCATCTTGTCTGCCATCGCTGTGCAGACTTCGGGGAACTTGCTTCGGCTCTTCTGGATCTTCTCCAGATAGGCCAGCATTTCGATAGGAAACGGGGTTGCTTCCGTCTTTCCGGTTTCGACCTTCGTCTCTCCGGGGAAACCATCGTGAATCGGCGCTGAAGGCACTTCCCCGAAGTCTTCAATGTCTTGGGTGAATGAGTCGGAGCAATTCGTCACCACGAGGACAGCGGCCACGAGAGCGCGTTTCTGGCCCATCTTCTGGCACGTATTGATGACGTCGGATATTTCCGGGTTCGGGATGCGGTACTGGGTCTGATCCATCGTCATTTCCCATCCGTCAAACTCTTTCTTGCCGAGCTTCTTCCGGACATTCTTTGCTGTGCCTGCCTGAATCGCGGCCTCAAATGCCGCCCAGTATTCAGCGGGCTTGGCATACTGCCCGGTCGTTTCCTTTTTGTCCAGCGCGAAGTTCGGCTCAAACTTCGTGGTGACGCCGCCGCGCTTCGGCAGGGCCGCGAGTTGTTCCGGGGTGAACTGGGTTTTCGCCTGGTCCTCACCAATCCAGCGGTATCGGTACTTCGATTCCCACGAGTTGCAGGAGCCGATGGCCTCACCCATGAACCGATCGCCGCGCGAGAGCTGGCAGCGGTAGGAGTAGTAGAACAGCGGCTCCCCGCCATGATCCGCGCCGGTCCAGTCTTCGATGATCTTGTCTTCGGCGTAAGTCACCGAGAGACCGAAAATCGAGCAGAGCTTTTCGGCTCCCGGCTTCAGGAGAACTTTCTTTGTCCCGGCGCCCGGGATGGTGCCGTAGTCCTCAGACTCGCGGAGCACGCCGCCGATGAACTGGTTTATCATGCCCTTGCGCTCGATCGCCTGAGCCACGGTCATCAGGGGTAGAAAGTCTTTCGCCGTGACTTCGCGCGGGCCTACAGGCTGGACAACTTCTAATTGCGTTTCGGTGCTCATTTGCTCTCCTGAAAAAGTTGGCGATAACACGCCTTGCATTTGGACTGATACCCGGATGGCCGATTTGATCGGCGATGAAACAGTTGGCGCGGTTTCGCGCGGCCACACGAACGGCATACACCGTCTGTGTCTGGATTGCCGCCAGCACGCCGCACGCGAGTGCGATAGTGGATCAGCATATGGTACGCATGATCCTGACAAATCACCAGATTTGATGGGAGGTTATTGGCCGGATCTTCGTCAACGTGATGCACCTCAGCACCTTTGGGCAGTGGACGCCCCAGCGCTCTTTCTGCGATGACGACATGCTCCGCTTTACCAGCATTCGGGCCACGACGGAAGCCACGATAACGGCCACCAGTGCCGAATTTACACGGCGTGACTTCCATCACATGTACCTCACCTTCCCGGCCAGATTGCGCTCACGGTCGGCAATCATCCGCGTAACACCGTCACAGGTGCAATGCGTCTGCCCGCAGTACCGGCAGAGCCCGCGAACGTCATGCCCACAGTTCCGGCACTCATCGCGGTCAGCCCGCATGGGTGATTTGCAGTTCGGGCAATCCACCCAAACGACTTCAGATTTTACCGGGGTTGCGCCCCCGTCGCCCGGTACGGGGTGGAGCGCATCCAAGGGGTAATGCGTGCGCGAGGTCATCGGGACACCTCCGCGAAATGGCGGGTGCCCCCGAACACAGACCACGCGGCGAGAACTTCGCCGTTCTGGTGGACTGCGCCCTCAAAGCACTTGGATTTGATGTAATCCAACGCCGAATCAAGGGTAGAAAACTCTTCCTGCGAGTAGTACCCAAAGTTAGTCCAGAAAACTTTAAACATTCTGTCAGTCGCCTCCCAGCGACAAGACCAGAATACACTACAACGCTGTAGCGTTGCAATAGCTAAATGCGAAATATCGAATTATTTTGAAAATAATTCAGTGTTAACTATTGGCTATGCTGCTTTGCGCTTAGGCTTGCGGGATGCCAGCAACGCTTCGCACGCCTCAATGATAACCAGAGACAGCGTTACTTTCGGTCCTTTGGTTCCAGCCTTTCGGCGCTCGTCTGCGATATCGTCGGCCAGTTCCCACATACGCTTGTGCGTCTTGCGGTCAAAGTAAACGGTTGCGCGGATTTCGTCTTTTGCTTCGGTTTTTGCCATGGCCACTATTATGCACCATTACAGCGTTGTAAAGCAAAACGGGCCGCTTCCTCCCCCGAGGTTGAGCGGCCCGCATTGTCCTGTCTGCTTTTTGGAGCGTATCAGGCTCCCGGCGCGGATGCAACTGCTGGCTGGCTCTTTTTGCGGAACACGCCCAGCGCGTTGAGGATTGAAACTGTCAGGCTGGCCAGAGCCGCAATACCGCCCACCGTCGGCGGAACGCCCGGTGTTTGCATCAGCGTCGAAGCGGTCGCGATAACGCCATTCGCCACGGCTTGCAGTTTGTCTTTCCCGGCAGCTTCGGCCAGCGAAGCTTCGGCAATCTGGACGCCCGCGAGAACAGACGGCCAGTACTCGACTTCTGCGGAGGTGATTTGATTTACGGTTGTTGAGAGTGTGGACATGGGAGTTACTTTACCACGTTATTAGGATGTGCGGGCAAACTCGCCGTGGTAGATGATGCCGGGCAGTTTTCCGGCAAGGTCATTAGTTACGTCCATCGGATTATTGTACCCCCCACAGAGTAAATATTGAACCGGTCACCCAGTTTCCATTGCCAGCCGTAAAATCAATCCTCGTTATCGCGGAAGTGCTGACCCATATCGTTCCGTTCTCCTGCCAGCCAAGAGAACCGGCTGATGTGTTGATCGGATCGAAACCGATAGAGAGAATCGTCTTGAAAAACGTCGTGTTGGAATAATTCGGAAACTCCACGGTCGCCGTCGCGGCGTAATTAGCCGTAGCGGTTCCGCAGGCCGTATTTTGCAGTGCAGCCTGATTCGCATTGAATGTATTTCCGGCACTGTTGAAACTGTTGTTTATGAACGCGAACTGCTGATGATAGTGACCTCCAGTCGTGTCCGAATTGACCTGAAGTACCGGGGTTGCATTCGTCACCGCCCCGCTGCACCTGGCCGTATAGGTCATGACCAGATTCGTGTAAGAGCCTGAGATTGAAGTGAAAGAAACGGTCGCCGCAGGAGAGCCTAACACCTGTTGAGATATGCGCGTCCATGCTCCTCCACCGCCGCCGGCCGCATCGAACGTAACCTGACCGCTTCCGTCATCCGTCAACGTCATGTTTGTCCCGGCCTTCAGATTGAGGAGCGTTTGAGAGCCGTTGTTTGTTCCGTTGGTCTGGAGCGTGATCGAAGATCCTGTCGCCCCTGTGGCTCCAGTAGCACCCGTCGCGCCTGTTGGCCCTGTAGGGCCAGTTGCGCCCGTGATTCCGGTAGCGCCCGTGGCCCCTGTGGCTCCAGTCGGACCTGTCGCCCCGGTGGCTGTCGGCATACAACTGAGTCCACTCGGCAGCTTGCATCCGAGCAATCCGCTTGCGCCGCTGGATACGTAGACACGCCCGTAGCCACTTCCCGGAGCGCCGGGAGCGATCATCTGAGTGAAGTCTAATGTTCCATTCACAACGGCGGACCAAAGCAGGCCGCCGAATATGACCGCGACAATCCACAGTCCAAAAGCACGTTCTCGTCTCGTCATCGTCTTAGCCTCCCAGTACAACTACTCTGCCATCTGTCGCCACTCCAAACACCAGATCCACAGTGTTTGGCCCGGTGATCTGCACGCTGGACGGGATGATCATATTCCCGCTGCCGTCGTATACCGATACCACCACATTCTCTGTGTTGAGCCCATGCGTCACTGTCAGCGTGGTGACTCCGGTAAACATCTGCGAGTAGGAACTGCCACCGCCGGAGCCTCCCGGCCCGAGGGCTCCCGAGCCGGCGAATGAGCCGCCGCCTGAAGACGAGCCACCACCTAGGCCTAGCCAGAAATCAATCCATGATCCGATCTGCGCGACATCGATGCACGTCACCGTGTACCGGAAATGCCCACCACCCGGCAGGAAGCGATTCGAGACGCCGTTTTCTCCGTAGACCGGGACAATCTCCGCTTGTATCTCCTGGATAAACCAGTCCGCATTCGTAAGAGAGGGCGAGGGATTGTCCATTACGATTGTGAGCACCTGGCCCACGTAGAGGCCCGCGCGCATCGTCGTAAATTGAAATGTCTTGGGGATCACCCCGAAGGCCGCGAGCTGCTGCTGGGCGAGCTGCAAAGCTTCCGGCAATGTTAAAGCCTGATCATCGCTGGAGGTCTGCTGATACTTCCCGGTTCCACTTTCGATCAGCGCACGCTGCGCCACATCGACCGAATTTTCCACGCGGATGTATCCGGCGTCGGATGCCTGATACTGAACTGCCAGCCGGTTGCCCACATCAAGAGGAGTCGCACTCGAGATGATATTGCTACCCGGCGTGTAGACAATCGTGAAGATGGAGCCGCCCGCAGTCTGCCCGCGGACTCCGAACGTGATTACATCAGTGCCGAACGTCGTAACGCCGCCCGAGGTATTGGCGCGGTCCCACGAGAAATTGGCGCACGATTCGCTGACGGCCGTGACGAACCCGGCGCCCACGGGCTTGCTTCGCACGGTGATCTGCGTCGATGTCGGCGGCTCATCCGCATTGACTTCGGGATTTTCCCACGTCGGCAGTGAGAACGTAATCCCGGCCTGCGCCTGAATCGCATTGATGGCATCTGCCAGATTCTGAATCGTCGCCGCAAGGTTTGCGCCGATCAGCACCTGGCCGAACTGCGTATTGTCCAGCGCCGTGACGAAGGTATACGCCGCGACGAGCCCCGAGCCGAACCCGGCAATTCCCTGATTCTGCCACTGCACTGTGTTGTCTGTCGTGAACTCGCCGTACAACTCCACCCATGTCGGCTCCGTCAGTCCCGTTGTCCCCGGCACCGTGCATTTCTGCGCGTAGCCGTTGCCGTCCACGATGATCTGATCCATCACAATCACGGCGCTGGGAGTCCAACCTGACGTGAATCCGAAAGAGATCGTATCTCCCGGTGATGGTTGCCCGGTGAATGTTCCGATGGCGATGTTGGCCGTATTCTGCGTAAGCCAGGCATTTGTGATCTGCGCTATCGGTCGCAGGGTCGTGAATGTCGATTGCCCGGCCCCGTCGAAATATTCTTTCGATTGCACGGCCACGTTGTCAGGGATCTTGATCGCCTGCCAGTTGCGGTAATCGTGCCGTTCCTCTTTGAAGGTGAACTGCTCCCATAACACGTCCGTGGCCGCAAGTGTGAACGGGGACGGAACCGTATTGGGTGGCGTGAAGTAGGCCGAGCCGGTTCCTGGATCTACTCCCCAGACGTACTCCGAAAGCGTAGCCAGCCGCGTAAAAGCATCGCTGATCGATGGAAAATCCGAGATGGCGAAATTGGCTATCGTCGCGCCCGCGTCCACGCTCCCAAGTGTTACCGGAGATCCGGCAGCATAGGCGAACAGAGCGCTGAAAATGAATCCCGCCGTTTTGTTCTCAAACAGCAAATTGGGTAGCCGGATCGTGTCGAAGACCTGATCCAGAGAAACGCATGTGAGAGTGACAACCTTCGTCCCGTCCTGGCCGAACCACTTCACCTCAAGATCGTCAATTGTTCCGCTGAATACCTCAAAGTCGTCGGTTTCCGTGATATCCCAGAGACACACCTGAGAGCCGATTGTCGGCATGTAATCGTCATCTCCATCGATTATCAGCGGGACTTTCGCGGTTCCGCGCTGCCGCACGATCCACGAGATCGATATCGACTCTGAGACGTGCAGGCGATGCGATTGGTCCACCCAGGCATTCGCCGTGGCAGGCTCACCCTCATAGACCATGAGCCATGCTGGAGTGCATCCCACGAATCCCCCGCCGCTCACCAGCGTCAGAGCTGTTTCGGGAGCCACAGCCAGATGAAGCACTGCGCTGCCGGTTGACACGAGAGTGATATCTACGGGACTTCCAGTCCCGAACAGACTGCCGCATCCATAGACGCTGGATTGCACCGCCGTTGCGCCAGGATATTCGTGCAAGGCCACCGCGAGATCTGTGAACGGATGAGCGCCGCCCATCGTGATTGTCACAGTGTTTGGCCCGGCCGCAATTCCGAGAGCGACGAAGATGCCGGCGAACTGCCCCTGAAAAGCGGGGTGAGACAAAACCTCGTTGGTCCACGTGTTGCCGTTGCTGTCGCTCACGGTCACGGGACCAGCTATAGCCGTGCCTGCGTTGAACCAGATATCGAGCACGAGGGCATTGCCCGCTGCATTATCGGCTGAAAGTGCGATTGTCCACGTCGTGAAACCGCCGCCGTCCGTGTGTGAGATCGTAACGCTCTGAACCACGCGGCCTGCGTTCGACAGCGCCACCATGACGCCCTGATTTATCACCGCCGAGTTCGCCCACTCCATGTGCGCGGAATAGTTGCCCGGTGATAGCGCGCGGCTATCGAAGGTTTTCAGTGATGCTTCGGAGGTGAGGGTATTCCAGGCCATGTCTGTTTACCGAGTGGCGGGTGAGAAGTTTGGAGCGCGGGACTTCAAGACGCTGGGTAGTCGTCGCGCGAAGTTCTCAACACTCTGAACGCCGTGCAGATGCAACGCGCCGATTGACAGAGAGTTTGTCGATGAGTTGCTAATCATGCTGGCCGTGAGAAGTTGCGAGACCGGCCCCGATAATCCGCTGGCTGGCACATTCGGAATGATGGTTCCCGCGCCGTCCGGAATGAATAGTTCCGGCCCATTCTCACCCACGATTGAAGGCACGCCCACGGGAGGTCTTCCACCACCCGCGAATCCGAATAAACCTCCTGCAAAACTCTTGATTGCCAGCCAAAATGTATTCAGTTCCACGCTAGCGCTGTTGGCGAGAGTGACGAGAGAATTTCCGAGAATAGAAGCGATCAGCTCTTTGAAGACATCGCCCATCATTTCCTTACCGATTCCGGTCAGCGCCTGTTTGATCTGCTGGCCGATGTTTCCGCCAGTGATCCCGCTTGCGAGTGCGCCACCCAGTTGGCCCGGTACGCCCGCTGCGATGCCCGTAAGTCCCGCGCCGATCTGCGTTCCACGCCGCGCGGTCGCAATGCGCGTAGCGTCTTCCATCTGCTGCTTTCGCAATGCGGCTTTCGCTCGCTCCACTTCGAGGTCCGTTCGGTTCGCTTCGTCATAGAGGAGATTCTGTGTCTGGTAATCCTTCAGCGTCTGGAGCGCATCGATTTTGTGTTGGAGCGCCAGTTCTTCCGATGCCGCGATGTCCTTGACGTACTGGAGTTCTTCGGCCCGTGTGTGGGACAACTGGAGCGCATAGGTCTGCTCAACCTGGAGTTTCGCTATTTCGTCGGCTGATCCCTGCCGCACGCCTCCCGCGCGGATAGATTCCTCATTCGCTTTGTTGCGTGCCGCTGTTTCCGCTACGATCGCGGCCCTGCGATTGCGTTCGTCGTTTTCAAACTCGCGGCTGTATTCCTCCAGTCCGCGGATCAGTTCGTCTTTGTTCTCACGAATCAGCGTCTTTTCTTCCGTGGCCTGTTCACGCTTCGCAATGCGGATTCCTTCGATGACGACGCGGGCCTGCCGCGCGGCTTCCTCTTGTTCGCGTTTCAGTTCCGCGGCTTGCCGCTTGCGTTCCTCTTCGGCCTTGCGTGCGGCTTCCTGCGCTTCGTGCGGCCCGGTGACTTCGTTCGCGTGGCGTCGCGCTTCGTCCGCCTGCGCCGCCAGTGCCTGAGATTCGAGAGAAAGGGTTTCAATCTGCTGTTTGACTGCCGCTATGTCCGTGGGCTTGCCGAATACCTTTGTGATCCAGTTTTCGTTTTGCCCGGCAGATTGAATCAGCGCGCGCTTGCCGGCCGCTTCGGTGAGCTTGTCGAACGATTGCATTTCGAGCACAGCCGCCCGCATCCGTTCACCAGCGGCCCCACCGAACGAATCCCGCATCTTGTCTACATTGATGTCATCCAGCGCGTTGACCAGCCCGCGTGCGGCCTGTTCCGTGGACTTCAACGCCGCAGCGAATTCTTCGGTCTGCTGGTGAGCTTTCGAGAACTTACTGATAACCCGGTCCAGCATCTCGGCAACTGCCAATAGACCGATTACCGGGAAGATTGCCTGGACCGCGCCGCCGATTCCCAGCGTCGTCGCAAGGAACCGTTCCGCGGCACGGATACCGCCGTTCCCGTCGAGCGTGCGGAGGGCACCCGACATGGCCTGTATCTCGGTAACCGTGTGAGCGCTTGCGACTCCGAGCGCTTCCGTGGCTTCGGTCGCTTCAACCAACGGAGGGACAGTGGCCTGCACCGTGCGTCCGAACTGATCTACCAGCCCCGTGCCCTGCTGGAACCCGGCCCCGAGACCCTGCGCTATCCGTTGCCCTGCTGCACGGCTCTGCGCCTCCGCTTGCTGGTACTTCGCAAGTAGAGGCGAACTGTCCGCGTCGATTGTGACGTATACGCTGCCCGCTGATTCACGTGCCATGAGTTAAGCCCTGCCCTCCATGATGAGTTGGATATCCCTTCCAGTGACTCCGCGTGCTGCCGCTTCCAAAGCGCGTTTGCTGCGCTCTGAACGGTCTCTCACGGCCTGTTTGCGTTGCTTGCGTTCTTCGATTGACGGCGGGTTCTGCTTTGCCGCCATTGCCGCGAACACGGCTTTCTGTGTGCGCCAGTCGTCTACCGGAGGCGCGGCCACGTAGCCCGGTTTCAGCATCTCCGGTTTCCATGCTTCGCCGCTGGGAGGTTTCCACCCGACGCCCAGCGCCGCGTTGAGTAAGCCCGCGTGGATGTCCCGGTGCATCGAATCCTCCCGCTCCCGTTCGCGCTCCCACTCCCGCGTAATCGCCTGCGTCTGCCGAGGCGTATAACCCCAGCATTGCCGCGTGGTGAGTCCTAGACCGCTTCGGGAAGTGGCGAAGGCCCAGAACTTGAGCCATTCGGCTGGGGTGAATCTGACGGGGTTGCTGCCGCCGGTTCGGTCGGTGTCGTCGGCAGCCCAAGTTTTCCCGAGAACGCCGCCCAGACTGCATCCATGAGGGGCGTGGATTCCCCGTCCTTCAGCCTGTCGGCCATCTTCAACGGGTCGAGCCCCAACGATTCCCAGTTGCCTTCCCGGTCCATCGTGCCGAGGCCGGCCGCCGCCAGTTTGTACATGGCTTCCGTGTACCGGCCCGACTGAAAGCGTTCGTTCAGCGCTGCGCCGATTGACGTGATGTCGATACCCCACGTGGAAAGCAGATAGAACGCGCCGTTGCCGAAATGCACATGATAAGGCTTCCCCCCGACTTGCACTGTCGGAGGTGCCGCAATCGTATTGGTCTGCATGATGGCTCCTAGAAGGGCACCATCGAACCAGTGATCTTGATCTTGGTGGAGATCATCAGCGCTTTGCCGGTCGGGTCCGAGGTCACAGGAACATCGAGCACGTAGGCGTCAAAGAACCAGCCCTTGCCATCAGGGAAGGTCAGGCGCCAGCCGGTCACAGTCTGCGCGAGGAACATACCGAGGAGCGTATCGCCATCCGTCGCACAGTGGCCCAGCAAGCTGGCTGTGTTGTGGCTGTCGGGGATGTAGAACACGTCGACGCCGATCTCGCCACCAACCTTCAGCGTCGGAATCGACTGATCCCAGTCCACGCCCTGATTGGTCGTATCTGCGGAATCGGTCTTTGTGTTCGTGTTGATTTTCGCCTGGTTGCCGAGCGAGAGATAGGTGATCGGGCTGGAGCCGTTCGACACGGCTAACTGAGTTCCTACTGCTGGAATGCCCGATTCGGTGAGGTTGACTGGATTCAAAGACATTTGCGCTGCTCCTGTGTCCTTCTGTTTCTGTTCCTACTGGTTGAAAAGAGGGGTAAAATAATAACGGGCCGCAACGAAGTTACCCGCTTCGCGCGACCCTAAGCAACGCGACCCCAAGGAGGTCACATGCCTAGACGCTATACTCGCATACCGTGGCAAGACCGATTCATGCGCCTGATATCTCCCGAGCCCAACTCGGGATGCTGGCTCTGGATGGGAGCATACAGAAGCAACTCGGGAAGTAGTGCCGGATATGGCTGTTTTAATGCTGGAGACAAAGAAGATGGAACCTATCATCTGGATGGTGCCCATCGAATCGCCTACGAGCTTTTCGTCGCGCCAATTCCTGAAGGGCTTCATCTTGATCACCTGTGCCGGGTGAGATGCTGCGTAAATCCGAAACACCTTGAGCCAGTTCCGTGCCGAGAAAATCTTCGCCGTGGCGTGGGAGTCGGATCTGCCACTGTTCCCAATTGCCAGTCTGCCGCACAGCGTAAAAACCTTGAATTGATGAAGGCAATCACACACTGCCCGCAGGGCCATGAATATGACGAGGACAATACCTATCGCAACCGTAAAGGAGCCCGCAGTTGCAGGGCGTGCTCCAGAATACGCATCGGGATAAAACTCGGACTGAGAAAATATTGTCATATGGAAAGCGACTCTTGATTCGCGATGCGGAAGTCCATCGACTGGTAAAAGACAGGCCCCCCGGGCGACTGAGGCCCCTGCAAGGCTCCCTGCCGCTGATTCAGGAGCACCGATGGATTCTGCGCTGGCCCCGTGCGCGGCGATTCAAACTGCCCGTTCGATGCGAGGTCTACTCCTTGCATAAACGAAATAACGTCTTCAGCCACGATTCGCGCTTGCTCCGATACCCGGTCGTACACGTCGATCTGAATCAGTGGCCAACTCAGATTTCCGATGCCGCCCTGATTGCCCTGTCGAATCGTTGAAACTCGCTTTACCGTGGCGCACGCGCCCGTCACCAGCAATTTCCCGATTTGATTCTGCAGCAGGGTTTCGTCATACCAGCGGAACGTCGACGGGTCCGAACCTCCGAAGTCGGCCTGCATGGCTGGATCCTGAACGGCCAGCGTGCGGAGCTTCAGTTCTGCCGAGGTGTAAGGCATCAGACTGTCACCGCCTTGAGGAACAGCGCCTGTTCAGCCACGCGGCGCTTCAGCAATCCCGGCGACACTTCGCCAGCAACGATATCCCATCGCGGGAACTGCTGGGCGGCCTCCGCGTACTTCCCGCTGTTCAGGAGCCACAGAAGCGTCGAAGAACGGAGCCTTCCCGCACCCTCATTGAAAGTGAAGCTCACCAGCGCATCGAACTGATTCTGATTCAGCCGCGCGTGGACCATCGAATTGACCGCGTTCTCTGCCGATTCCGCGTCGGAACACAGATCCGCTTCGGCCTGCGCCTGTGTTTCGTATTCGTCTTTGCGCGCGTTCGCGTGCCCGTAGCCAATCGTCCAGATGCCCGCGCCATCCTGATAGGCTTTGAGGCGTAAGCCCTCGAACTGCTCGATAAGCGCGATGCCTTGGGGTGAAGTCTTCATACCGTCGCCACATTGAACTGCACGCGAGTCGTGCGGCATTGACTGTCGGACTCACTCCCGACGACATCGCCGGTTGTCTGGTTGCCCAGTTCATCGGTGATGATGATCCGCCATTCTGTGTGAGTCGCGATCTCAGGATAAAAACCTGCGAGCCACACGTGAGACGAATTATCCGATTCAATCTGCGCTTCCGATTTCTTCTCATTCGCCGTGATCCGGCTGTCTGAGGTCGGAGCGTCCATGCACACGATTCCGACGTAGCCCTCAACGTCTACCCAGCCGTCCGGGTCGGGCTGGCCAGCCCCGATCAGCGCACCTGTCGGAGCCTGAAAGGTTGCGAAGCTGTTCGCGATGCCGGAAGCCAGCACTTCAGGCACTACGGAATCGAAGCTGTAGGATTGGCCCTGATACACCGGCTATCTCAGTCCTTTACTGTTTCTGCCTGCGTGATCGAACATGGTGGCTTATTTCTTCCCTACGCAGTCCGCCATTTTCGGATCGATACGGCAGCCTAACCGCGCCTCGATCCGTGCAATCGCATCGGCTTCACGTTTCTGAGCCTGTTGCACGGCCTGTTGGGCCTGCATGATGACAGAGAGCGTGTCCCGTTGAGCCTGAAAGATTGCCGCCCGGTCCTCTGCCGTGGAGTGCGGAGCGGAGGCGTCCTGGGCGAACAGAGATAGCGCTAGAAGAGAAATCGTCAGTTTCATCAGTTTGAGCAATCCGTTCCAGTTGAGCTGGCGTACATGATGCCGGTTGCGGTATCGACGCAAACCACCTTTTTCCCTGTTGCGGAGCCGGTCGTTTTCAGTGCATCAAACGAAAGAGCCGATGCTGAAAGACTTCCGTAGTCTGCCGCTGCTGTCGCCACGACACTCCACTTGTCCGCAAGTGTGTGACCCGTAGTCGTGGCGAACTTAATCACCGCGCCACTTGAAAGAGCCTGGTTCGCTCCAGTTACCGCCACGCCGGTCGCTCCATCGTCGCACGCTCCGTTTGTGCCCCAACTGAAAGTATCTGGCGTCCCAGTTGCATCAATAACGGCGCAGTAAGTATGCGTAGATCCAGTGTACGTGCCGTTGAAAACACCATCGTTCACTCCCGCCCCGGCGAATGTAGTATTCGCGATGTTACTGGCCGATCCAACATGTATCGTTGGACCCATGAGGCGCAAATCACGCACGGTTCCGGTGCCCCCTGCATAGTCTCCGATTTCAGCGACATTCCCATTCCACTCACCAAGGATGACTCGCTCATAGTTGGGCGTTCCCGGTGTGTACTTCGTGAACTGGGGATTATAGAGGGCTTCGATGGCCTGACCGACTGCGTTGAAAGTCGCGTCTTCCTTTACCCTTCGCACACCACGAGAATCAAACCATTCATAATAAGGATTGGTGGCAGAACCGGCTATCGTTCCACTAATATAAATAGCGAAAATGTCAGTTGCTGGTGTGGCTGTGAAGTCAATGTAAATATTCAATCCGGTTACGGAACCGGCTATCGAACCCACATTGTTTGCCATGTAAACGTCAATTGCGTTTGCGGCAGTAACCGTACCCGTTCCCCGAAGAACCATTGAAATAAATTCTCCGTCCAGCACATCGGTAGTCCCTGAATCATCCTTGGTTATGCCGATATAAGATCCGTATATATCGTAGAAATTTCCGGTTGATGTGACGGGAATCCTCAATTCAACTTCTGATCCATAGGCGTATGTGCTGTTCATTCCCGTGTTTGATATATTCCCATAAATCGCCAAAACTTCGGGAGTGTCAGAATCATCAAAAGCCTCTGACAGGTTCAAATTAAATAAGCCAGCTACCGAGAAAGGAATCAAGCTTCCGCATAACCATGTTGGGCATTCGTTCGGTGCTCCACCATTCGCGTCAGCCGTAGCGCTGAAGTAAGCACCACCAGTTAAAGCCACATTCGCCACCAGAGGATCGCCCGCACAACTCCCCGCCGTTGACCCTGCTACCTGCACAGTGCCAGCGGAGCCAGCGGCGGTACAATTCCTTTGCACCTGAATCTGCGTCCCGTCATAGTAAAACTGGTACGATCCGGCCACCAGCACGTTTGAAACGCCGCTGACTATTCCGTTGATATAGATGTTCTTCGCGCCAAGCCCCGCGATGTTGAGCGTTGTAGGTGCTCCGCTGGTGGTGGTCTGGATGACCAGCGTACCTGTCAGGCCCGTGAGCGACGTTGGAACCGGAACGCCGGGACAGGTTGGCGCCGTTGCGCTTGCCGTAGCAATGCAAATTGTGGAATCGCCGCCCCCGCCGCCGGAAACGATTGCCCATGTTCCGGACTGGCAAGTATAGAGAACGCCTTGCGGCCCGATCAGGCGTCCCGTGTTTGCCGTGCATGGACCGGACGGAGCCGTAGTGCTCGAATTGATCGGACTATTTGCGTACTGAGCTTCGGCCATCCCGCCGAAAAAACCGACAATCCCTACGTAAGAAGCCGCGAAGAGACACAGCGCGGCGACTGCAATCGTTACTTGATACACGAACTTCATTGCTTTATTCATCCTACCGGGTACAGAACATAGAGAATGTCGCCGACGTTTCCGGTAAAGAAAACCTTCGCTGCGGCGTACAGATTGAATGGCTCCGCGTTGTTTCGCGCGTAGAGCTCTCCCGCGCCGGAGACTAACGGAAACCCTTCGGTATCGCAGTCCGCGCCGCCAAGGAAGATAGCCGCGCCTGGATCACCCGCAAGGAACTGATACCAAGTCGCCTGGGCGGTAGCGCCGAGAATGTCGCCGAGATTTTGAAGCGTTCCATCGCAAGTTATTTTTTTGCTTTTGATTCCCATCATTTCCGTTATCCCCCTATCAAACTCCCACCAATCCAGCGCCCGCACTCTGACGCTGAAATTCCTTCCACCATCTGTCACGGAACGACCAGTCGGTATTGGTCTGTTCGATCAGGACGAAAGATCCGGCGTTGTCGTCCAACTCCCGATAGTTGTTCGCGCCATCGCGGAGCGCGTCCACAACTTCTTTTGTGCGCTGCAGGGTGACGTCCAACAGCTTCAGCACGCCGCCCAGTTTCGCTTTGTTGTTCGCCAGCGTGTCGAGTCCGATCGCCGCGACTCGGTAGTAACTGACCGGTTGGTTTGGCAATTGCCTTCCCTGCGATCCGCTGAAGAACATTGAACTCTGAAATCCAGAGCCCCGCTGAATCGTGAACATCATCCCGATTTCCTGATCCGAGAAGATCATCACCGGCGGATCGGTTCCGGGGATGAATTCGGTATCGGGGATCAAAAAACGAACAAAGTCTATAGGCCCCGGGTCAAGCGGATTGTAACTATACGTTTGAGGCATCGGCCCTATTTACGCCTGAAGATCCTGAACGTAGTACTTGGCCGTGATGCGGAGCGTCCCTGTTCCCGTCGTCAGTGGAGCCGCCAGGGAAGCTGTGACCGCTCCCGCGCGCGTTGTGGCCGCCGCTGCATCTTCGGAGGGCGCCAGTGCCGCTCCAATGGTCTGGACTGCGGCATTCAGGCCGGGTGCGAACGTGGTAAACGCCGTCGCCCCGCCATCAAATGCTGTCGTGATACTGCCAGCTCCCGAGTACGCTGTGCCGGGCTTCACATCCCACGCGATGCCCACCGGAACAGTGATAAATCCGTCGCCCGGGTCGGGGATGATTTCAACCGGAACGGTGTCCATCGCAAGGATCTGCGCCGATGTGATGTCAGTAACTTTTTCGAGTAGAATCCACATTTTCAAAACTCCTGTTTCAAACTCAAAAGCGCCGCCCGCTGGAATGAACCAACAGACGGCGCTTGCTTTCGGAGAAAGACTATGCGTTGCCGGTTCCGGTGCTACCGACCCATGATCTTCCGTCGATCTGGGTTCCGCCCAGAACCGACATGGCTTTCATCTCCTGATTCATGGAGGTGAAATCGCCCATCATCGGTTCCACGCCGCCGCCGGGCCGCATGGTGTTGGGGACTTTCTGGAAGAGCTGAGGACCACGGAACCCGCGAAGGTATCCGAGTTCCAGACCGGGGCGCGCCACGGTGCCGGGGTCGAGACTCATCGTCCAGCCGTTCGGCAGCGAAGAGAAGCCAGCTGCGGCCGAGCCGGTATCCCAGTACGGATCGTGAATCCAGTCCACGTTCTGATTGAACCATGCGTTGGTTTCGAGGAACTGAGACGGGAAGCCCTGCGCGTTCGCGCTGCCGCCTTCCACGCTGATCTGGTTGCGGATGGCGTTCTGCAGGTTTCGCGCGGTCGCGATGTTGGCAGATCCGTAGGTGATTTTCACGCGCCCGCCGAACATGATCGGCTGGCCCGTCGCGTCACGCTGGCCGGCGAGAATCTTCGTACCGTCCATGATGCCCTGAGCCGATAGGCCGGGATTGTTTGCGCTGGCGCCGTTCGCCACGAGGATCTGATTGCGATACCCGGACTGGAACAGCGTGGCGTTCAGAACGCCGTCGCCCACGTAGAGCGAGTGAATGAAAATCGCGATGCGACGTTTGATGGTGGTCATCAGATCGCGCGGCACTTCCTGGAATATGCCCAGATTGTCATTGAGCAACGCGCTCCAGTTGATCGAAGCTTTCGACTGGCAGAGGCGCGGCTGATACTCGACTGCCGCCGTGTTGGTTGTCGGGTAGGTCGAGCCGTCCTGCGGAACGGGTCCGCTGTAGGACTGCTGCGGAGCCGGGGCCGCGAGGTCCATGAATTCGGCGGGTTCCACCAGGCCGTCCAGCATGTAACGCTTGACGAACCGTGTATCCGCGAGGTCCACGACCTTACACAGAGATTCGTTGAAGATCTCGAATGCCTGAAACTGGCCGTAGAAAAGGATATCCAGCACGTCCGCGAAGAGTGCCTGATAATCCGTGCGCGACATGGTTTCGCGCAATCCCTGAAGGTTTGCACCCTGCGGATAGAGCCGCGGGAAACCCGCCTCAGACAGCATGGCGATATGCCCATCGCTGGGAGGTGCCATTGCCACGCGGAGCCAGTACGGGTCGACTTCGCCAGAGACGACGCCCGCCACAAGCCGAGCCGCTTCAAAGGCCCGCATACGAGTTGGAGACGTTGCCGGAAGTTTTGCGATGTTGCGCGGACGCCCGAAGCCCAGAACTTCCTGCGACATGTCGCCGTTGATGGTGTCAAAAGATGTGCGGATCATGTGTGCGATGGCTCCTTAAATTGTGTTGGCGATAGAGACGGTCGCCGCGTCGTTTGTGTCGCTGGAAGCGATGGTGGTTTCCGTGGGGTCGAGATAACCCCAGAGAGTGCCGCTTGAATCGGCGCACAGCGTAAAGCCGGTGAGCACATTCGTTGTGGCGTCCCGGGAGCCGCCTACGGCGTAAATCGGATCGCCCGGCTTGATGGCCGCGCCCACGGAGGGAGACAACGAGGACTTCGCCGTGACCGATACCGAGTACCCGCCGTCGAAATAGACGGTTGCGCCGCCCACATTCGCCTGATACGAATCGAGATTGATGCACGGCAGAGCGCCGATGAATTGCGGAGTGCCGGCCAGCGTTTCCGTGGAAGGCAACTGCGCGTTGCGTGTTTTGGTCGGTGTGACCGAGAAGATCTGGTTAATCATTTAAGCTGCCACCCCCACTTGAGCTTTCGCCGCGGCTTCGGACATGCCGAGCTGAACCAGCGCCCGAACGTCCGCTTCCTTGAATTCCTTTTCCCGCGCTTCCCGCGCTGCTTTCGCTTCGGCGGTTTCGGTCATGACGACCGGCGCCGCGCCACCCATGCCACGCACGCGGCCCGTTTCCGGGAGAGTTGCACTGTAGGCTTTCGCCGCCGCGTTCACGGATTCGGTGAGCTTCACCGCGTCGAGATCGCCTGATTCCTTCACTGCGATTTCGCGCGGCGCTTCGGCGGTTCCGATGACGGATTCAGCAACGAACTTGCGCTGGCCTTCGTTCAGCGTGGTTGTAGCCAGCACTGCGCCCGCGAGTTCCAGCGCATCCGCGCGGAGAGCCCGTTTCAACAGGCGCTCATTGATTGCGGTTTGTGCCGCAAGACTTTCCTGCAACTTTTTGATTTCGGCAGCGTCCATGTCGGACACCTCCCCTTCGTTGAATGATTCGAGCAACTTCGTAAATTTGTCGGATTCAGCCAGCGCCATACCGCCGCGCCCGGCCCGCGTCACGTAGTCGACGCTTTCGACGTGATCGATCGATGCGAGTACCGGCTTGCCGTCTTTCGTTTGACCGGATGCCGTACCGCCCGCGCGGATCGAAAGGCCGATGTGCGGGGCGCGTTCTTCGATCTTCTGCGCATAGTCGGCCATCGGCTTTGCTTCGGCGTAAACGCCAGGGCCCTTTGGTCCGTTTTCCATCCATACGCCATCTTTCGTGGTGATGGCCGCCAGGTTGTCCAGATCGCCTTCCGGCCGCGCGGCTTCCTGCGCTGCGGTCGGATGGTTCCAGTACATGAAAGTTTTCGCCTTGAAGACGCCAGCTTCTGCGGCTTTCTTCAGGACTTCAGCCGGGTAGTGAGCCGAGCTTCCGGTACCCGGGGAGATCATCAGAATCGGATAAGTGCTGCGCTGGCCTTCGGTGAGCTTCACTTCGCCAACGAATGCCGCGGCCGCGGATTCGATGAGCTTCACACCCGCCGCGGGTCCGGTTGCCGCTTCCGTCGTTTTCTTTGTGCGCCAGGCCTTCGGCAGTTCGTCTTCCCAGCCCTTGCGCTTTGCAATCGCGATGATGTTCGCCTTGATGGTGGCTGCGCTCGAGTTGCCGGAACCAGCCCGGCCAATCGACCGAACAGCCGCCATAACGTCTTCACGCTTCAGGATCGGGAACGATTTCCCTTTGCCCGCAAAGTCAGACTCGCCGGCGGAATCGCGTTCCGCTTTGGAAACGAAGCGCTCGTAAACCGGGACTTCCGTGTAGAGCTTTGCCGAGATCGCCGCTTCGGACATCGCCGCGTAGTGATCGGCTTCGTCCTGCATCGGTTCGTAAACCATGCGCCCGCGTACTTTCATCGCGTTTGCCGTGTCGATTGTCGCTTTCTTCGCGAATCCGTTCCCGCCCGTCATCGAGTACGGAGCCTGCATGGTTTCGCCGGATGAGCGGTAAACCACATCGCCGGATTCGTCATCGCCGTAATGGTCTAAAACGTACCCATAGCCACCGTCTTTGTGGAGCGCGTCAACGGCATCGGAGAGCACAGACCGCGTGTCGCCCGACATGAGAGCGTCGGCGGATTCCTGCAAGTCTTGCGCGATCAGAATGGTTTCGGCCCGCAACTTCATCTGAAGCGGATGTTAAGGCACAACAGATTGTGTGCGCAAGAATCCGAACCTGAAATATAGTATATTTGTGGAATGGATTTCGCGGGGATTGCGGACATTCTCTGCCAAGGGTTGAAACGTCGGAGCCGTCCGCGCGTGCAGCGGAGCCGGTTCAACGGCCCGTTGCCGGGGTGCCCGATCAAGGAAAAACACGCCTCCGGTAAATGCGTGAAATGTCACGCGGTGCGAATGAAGAACTACCGACGATGGGGAAGGACTACATCAGAATGACCGCAACTGAAGCCGCCGCCGAAACAAAGACATGTTCGAAGTGCGAAGCTACGCTGGACACGACAGGGAACCCGCAATGGTGCAAGAAGTGCCGCGCAAAGAACCAGCGGGAGTACGAGCGCACACGGAAGGAAATGGCCGAGTCCCGAGGGTTCTCCGCCGGGGTTTCCGCCGCCAAAGATTTCCTTGCGCGGGAGTTTGAAGGCAAGATCCGGGGAGCGATGATTTCAGGGAATGAGGCCGCGCGGCTGGTGCGGCTCTGCAACACGTCTGGACTACTTCCCGCCGATTAGCCGGGTAGCCGCCGTGTAGTTGTCTCGGAAGATTTCCGCCACTTCGCCGCGCGTCGAATCGAGGGCTGGCCTCAGATACGGCTGTGCGGGCATACCAGGCCAGTTGGGATCATAGGGTCCGTCGCCAGCCCCCGGTGACGCCTCGCCGCGGATTCCGGTTCCATACTCGACGTAGGCCGCGTGGGGCGCATCGAACACGACATACCCGGTTGCCTTGTCGCCGCTCACTTCGATTTCCACGTGGCCGGATTCGCGCAACTCCCCGGTGTCAACTGCGACGATGGCCTCAGCCGCTTCCAAGATTGTTTCCGCTGATTGCTCCACACTCAGCCTGTTTGCTGTGGCGTAGGTCTTTTGGATGACCGAGAGGTTGAGCGGGACGTAGCGGGCTGAGGCGCGGAAGTTGATGACTTCAGAATAGCCCAACTTGCCGAATGCAGTGTGGGGAAAACCAGATGCGCTCACGGGCAGCGTTGCCACGTGCGGCATTGTCTCCCTGAGATCCATATCCTCCCGCAGCCTTCCATGTGACGCATTCCCACGATTCCGGCATTGCGTGTTCACCATCGTATCCACACAGAGCAATTCGCAATTCCGGGTTTTCGCCGTTCGTTACGGCCCAGTCCCTGACGTCGTGAGCCACGTCGACGCTATCGGCGCTGTACAAGTCCTCCGTGCGCTCCGCTGTGTCGGCGTAAGGTGGATCGAGCAAGACACCCGTAACACCATGCTTGAAGGTCACAGAAGGGCCGAGGATGCGGGTCCAGTCTCCGCAGCAGACTCGCGTGCGCCGCAAGCGTTGCGAAAGTTCCCGCATGTACTGAAGCAATTGCTGGCCGCGCCCCGAATGGATGCCGCGCCCGCGTCCCGGCCCTGATAACAAATGCACCTGCCGAGGCGTTCCAGAGGTGAGGTCGCTTACGCATTCGACCTCCTCCAAAACTCCAACCGTGCCCGCGTCCCCGAGGTGAGGTAGCTGCCGGTTCAGACCTTTGCCCGCGGTCCCGAGGTGAGGTCGTTTACGATGTACGCCCGTGCCCGCGTCCCCGAGGTGAGGTAGCTGCCGGTTCAGACCTTTGCCCGCGGTCCCGAGGTGAGGTAGCTGCTTCGCGCACCACCCCGCACCAATCCAAATACACTGTCCCCATACCCACCATCCCGCAATTTTGGAATCATAATACTCCGGGTCCGTCTTCATCATCTCCCGAAAGTCGGCTTGCGAACACAGCCACAAGTGCCGCGCGTGCTGGTCCGCTTCGTTGACCGGGTTATCGGCGTAGAAGGCCACGCCTTCAGGATCATGCTGGAGCGCCCGCCAGAAGTTCGCGACCATGCAATTGAGGTCGTTTATAGTTTCCGTGTGCGCCGCGTGCGGCCTCTCCAGAAGCACCGCGCCGGAACCAAAGAACGGCTCGATATAGTTCGGCACGTTTCCGAAACGATCCCAGATTAATTCTGAAGCGCGGGATTTACCGCCGAACCACGGAAACGGAGCCTTTAGCACTCTGTGAGTTTACCACGCTACAGCGTTATCAGGCGTGAACAAGTAGAGAACACATGCAATTATGCACTACAATGGAGTTTGCCAAGTAAAAACCGCTCTTGGTTTCGAGGTTATAGACGTGTCCCGAAAACTTCCGCCGCTCGATTTTAAGGATCTTTACAGGTCGCACCTGAAAGGGGAGAGCGTTCTCGCCATCTCCAATCGAATCGGAGTCAGCCGCATCACGATCAACCGTCATTGGAACCTCATGGGGCTCCAGCAACGCGGCGGAAGTGCTGCCCAATTCGTCCGCAACTCCAAACTGACTCCCGAGCAACGGAAGGCTTACGCCGCCGCCGCCAACGCCGCCGCCAAGGGCCGGAAGCACTCCACCAAAGAACGAGCGCAACGCGCCAGGACTCGCGAGTCCATCAGCGGTGATATCCCACTTACGGGAAGCGAGTTTCGAGTTTACGAAGTCATCAAAGACCTTCCCGTCTTCGGTGGAATCAAACGAGAGGTCGCCAAGGGAATTTATAATATCGACTTCGTTATTGACAGTTGGATCGCCGTGGAATGCTTCGGAGGTGGTTGGCTTTGATGCGCTTGTCACGCCGCGCGACATGACAAGCGCATCAAATACCTTCTCAATGCTGGATTCTGCGTCGTAGTTGTCTGGGTTCCCCCCGTCAAAAATTCTGAGTGCCGTCGAATCGGATGGCAGAACGCGCTGAAGCACGTCATCACCAGGTTGCAGGAGGCAGACCGGAACCCAACCGCTCCGCGTGAGTATTGGGTGGTTCGGGGTAACGGAGAGATCTGGAGAGCCGGTAACGCTCAGGACAAAGATGTCACCTTCGTACCGCCGCCTCGTCGCCGCCGAAATGAAATCGGACGATACGAGCGTGCCGCCTAGAAAGCAATTCGGGTGGGCTGTCGGCTGATCGTCGCCACTCGGAAATAAATCTTCCAGTGGGATCTCACCCGCAAGCGCATTCCCGACGCACACGATACAGGCTCCCGGTTCGATTTCCCAACTCTTCATCGTCGCCCCGGCCTCCCGGCCAAAGTGAACGATGCTGGAATTGAAAGCGTCGTTTAACTCTGTGGTCGCGATCATCTTCGCCCGGTTCGCGGTCATGTCCGCAAACTCCGCGCGCACGGCCTTAACCGTTGCATCGAAGTCGGCGCCCTCTTCGTAGGCATCTGCGATTGCGGTAGCGATGCGGTCCACGGTCGTTTTATCGATCTCACCAGTAAGCTTCGTGAACCCGTTCGACTTCAGGTATTCGGCGATGAAAGATTCCGGGTTCGCCGGCGTCGATGCCAGTACTTCCGCCGCGCCCTCCGCTCCGCTCTGGATTGCTGCTCTGATGGCCGTGTCGTATCGCAGGGAGTCTACAGCGGTAACCGGCTGATGGTAGATCACTGGCCCGAGGGTGAGTGTTGCTTCGTCGATAACGCGCTTTCGGGCTTCGGCTTCGGTCTCCGCTTCTTTCAGGTGCGTCAGGTTGCGGAGTGCGTGCGATTGCAGCACGGCTTTCAGTTGTGATCGGAACCGCGAACGCGCGAGTTTCTGAATCACGCGCGATGGCCCGGCTATTGCTTTGTCGCGGCGGATCTGGAGTTTTGGACGTGTCTCTGATTCCAGCAGGGAGATGAGATCGTTGACCGCTTCGATGAGGTCGGCTTCCGGGGTCAATGCGATTCTCCGCACCCAATATGGCCGCAGCCGTTACAGACTGGCAGGCTTTCAAACTCTTCAGAATATTCCGGGCGCGGGCGGCCATGCCGTTCGGATGCTCTTACCTCCAATGCAAACAGCGCATCTCGCAGACCTTCGAGAACGTCGTTGTTTGCCGGATGCCGTATCTGTGCATTCATATATTTGGTGCGGTCCATTAAAGCGCGGATGACCTCTTGCATGTTGGTGCCGGGATGGCTCCCTCTGTTGCCGGGATATTCTTCACCTTCACGTTTCACGAAGGTCAATAATTCTTCCTGATTGCCATCCAGATGAGCTAGGGCATATTGATGGCCGGGATCGATTACTCTCATACCTTGAACACCAGAACATCGGCGGTCGCCTCCCATAAAACAAGCGGTCCTTTCGCTGTGGGCTTGTAAGTCACTCCGCAACGCGGACACTCGAATGGCTCCATGCTATCCATCTTCCCGGTGAGCGATGCGCGGTTGAGCGCCTTCCCGCAGCATCCTTCCGCCTGTGTGCTGTGAATTGGGATTCCGGCCGCCACGGATGCCGCGCTGTTCGGCGCACACGATTTAAGCGTGACACCAGCCCGCAGCGCGATCAGGCCATTCAGCGCCTTTCCTTTCGATGGCGCGGCCATTAGTTCTTCATACTGTGCTTTGGTGACGCCGGGGAGTTCGATGGATGTTCCACTCTTATAGTTCACGGCGAGGGTGTCGTTCTCCCAGCCGATCTGCGCGACGTTACTGGATTCGACCGGTTTCATTCGCATATCACTCCGGTTCTATCTGTGCCATTGAATGCCGGGAACGACTGGAAATACCCGTAATACAGCATATCAAGGACATCCACAAACAGACGGGAATAATCATCGTCGGCCATCATCCGCGTGACATCCAGATTCGGCTTCGGAATGCTGATCGTCTTTGCGCCGGGAATCCAAAGCGCACGCTCCGGGTCCAGCGTTGCGCCCGCAATCGCACCAGCGAATAATCCAAGGAATCCTCTGCGTTTCATGCGGTTACTTTACCACGCTGTTACGCCGCTTTCTTCAGCGATTCTTTGAGCCGGTCCATTGCGCCCGCCAGACGTTCCAGTGCGGCTTCGACCGTGGGTTTCTTTGCGGGCTCCGGTTGCTTCAGTGCTGCCGCTGCTTTCGCGGCCTGCGCCTGCCGCTCCGCTTCGGCATCGGCCTGCAATTCCCGGTTCGGTTCGTACTCTCCATCGGGGTACATCTTCTCTACGATCTCATCGGCCTTATCGATTCCCAGCAACGTAAACAGGTGCTGCACGCCGGTCTTTTGGTCGATGCCTACAACTTGTCCCTGCGTATTCTTCAGCGTCATTGCTTCCACAGTCGCAGTCACCAGAGCCGGGATATCGCCTTCGCGGATTTCAGGGAAGGTTACCGTGACTTCGATTGCGTTCGGCTTCGCGGGTGCTTCGATGTACCGCCAGTCTCCGCGCTTGTTGCGTTCGCGCTTTGCTTCGGAGATTGAGAGCACCTGAAGATTGGTTTCCCGCGCGGCCAATGCTTCGCGGAATTTCGAGTTCGGAGCCTTGGCGGAGTTGCGGAGCGCAGACGTCACGATGACGCACAAATCCTCTCGCCATTCCTCCTGAAGCGATTTGAACGCTAGCTCCGTGGGCCGGTCCAGCGTTGTAGCCGTCGCAAGATTCCCGGTGCTCACGTCCGCCAGGAAGGTTTCCGGCACGTCTTTGACCATGCAGCACATCAGTTTGTATTGCCGCACCTCTTCCGGGTCCCCACCCTCACCCGAGCTTTTGAATGCAGCTAGCGCGGTGCCCGGGCCGGATGCCCAGATCGATCCATTTACGGCCGTGGGGTTTTGGTCGTACCACGAAGAGTTCCCGGTGTTGACCGTTGTTTCCAGTTGGCGCTTAATTCCTTCCAGCGCCTGTTGCCCGCCCTTCGTAGTGATGGTCATCGCGATCTGCGCGAGTGCCGCCTTGACGGCTGCGCACGCTTCCAGAAACTTGCGGGATGCCTTTGCCCAGTCGAGCATCGGATAGATCCGCGGGCATCCGAAAAGCCACTTACCAACCGTGCCGCACTTCCGGTGATAGACCGGGTTATCCCACATGACCGGCTTGCCGTTGATCGTGTCGGGCTTCGCCGTGGGTTCGTAGCCAATTGCCGGGTACCAGCAATCGCCTGTGATCTGTTGGAACTGCCCCGTTTCCGGGTTGAATGTCCGCTGCACCCACATGCGATGGAAGTACCATTCCACATCGCAGTCTTCCGGGTCTGTTACGATCTCCTGCACTTCGGTGGCGTCGATTGTACGCACATCGGTTTCGCCCTTGTCCTTACTCGTGAAGAACACGAAGAACAGGTTCCCGTCGTAGTCTTTGCGCCGCTCCATGTCCGTGAGCGCCACTTGCCCGAGAACTTTCTGATTGCGCTCGAAGAACCGCTTGATTTCGTCGTTCGCATCTTTGTCCGGAGAACTGACCTCAACCCCGCGCCCGAATACGTAAATCGCGCACACGTTGACCAGCCGGCGCACGATGGGATTCTTGATGTAATACAGCCGGGAAATCAGGATGATTTGCTGGATGCCCCAGCGGGAGAATTCCAACCACCCAAACGCGGCCTCCCGGCGCCATTCCCAGTTGTTCAACTCCAGCTCAAAGATTCCGTTTGCGCCCTGCGCATTCATGAACGACTCGCGGGCCTTTACGCCCTGCTCGTGGGCTTTCTTAAGACCTCCCGGTGCCGAGGATTCAGCGAACGTCATCGGCCCCAGCCACGGCCCCGAGCCGCCCATCATGGCCGCTTCCTGCAACTCGCCCGCGAATTCCATGATTTCCCGATTGCGGAAATCCTCTTCGACGAACTTCGTTTTCAGAGTTTCGACCAGCGATCGGACCAACGGACGCAAGTCTTCCCGGCGTTCCGGTACCGGTGGCGAAAGCGTCTGTATCCGATCAGAATCTAAAGCCCGTGTGAGCCGCTGACCGGCGGCGCGGAGGATATCTCTCAGCATTTGTGAGGATTATAACGCGGATGGGGTACAATGCGGGGAAATGGACTGGCAATCTTTCCTTGAGGCCGCAACCAGCAAGACTGCCGCATTGGCCGGAACATTCGGCTTAGGCGGTGGCGTCGGTATTGTCAAGTTCCTGAAACACATGCCAGCTCCGTATCAGGATTCACCATGGACCGGCGCGGTATTTGACTGGCTCCAGGACCTCGTATCGAATCAGCGTATTGGGGAACGGCGCACGCGCGAAGGGCTGGACATTCCGCCGATCCCGAAACCTGAGCCGATACCCGAACCTAAAGCGGCTCCCATCACATTGGCATCCGAAGTGCCAAGTCAGGAGAGTGACGCTCGTAATGTCTGAACACGATCTGGGAGCATCCAGCCGGGACATTCTGATTGAGGTCCGAGGGCTGGTGAAACAGCTTGTCGAGAGCCGAGACGATCACGAAACGCGGATCAGATCCAACGAGCGCGACGTAGCCGCGATTCAGACACAACGCCAGTCGCAGGAAGACTCCACGAAGCGCCTGATTATGTGGGGTATGTTTCTCGCTGCGATGGCCGGGGCCTTCGGCAACGGGATCATGAAGGCTATCTCAGGACACTGAGCAGGATCAGGGTTGCGAAGGTAATCAGCAGGGTTTGCCCGAAGTACTTCGCCAGATCCTTTTCCCTTGATCGGTTGCGGGCCTCTACGGTGTGCAGGGTCATGCTCAAAGTCCCACGCACAGGCTTTCTTCAATGCTCATGTCTGGTTGGCAGCGCGTGTCCCGATCTCTTACGACAGCGTGCATGGCGGGACGGTTCAGTGGAACGGCGAGATATTCCTGAACGCGGGCGGTGACCATTGGCGTGCTTGTAATCATCATCTCGAAACCCACCCGCAGAGGTTCTATACCGCGCTCTTTAAATGCCTTCAGTGCCACCGAGGTATCCGCGCCGTAGGACCGAGCCAGGGTCTTCCACGCATTATCGGGGATGCCTTCAGCGCCAACCCACCGCATGAACTTCACCTGGGACAACGCCTGATTGTTGCGGTCCCGATCCAGCCAGATCACCCGCACGTTCGGGAGCGCTGGCCATTGCGTCAATTGCGGGTCCAGAATCTTCGCGGCCCTTCCTTCGATCAGCGGCAGCAATGTTTCCGTGTTGCGGCTAAATCCGACCTCATCGGGCTCAAACGCGGGATAGTCTCCGAATACCGGGAACCCGCCAGCCTGAAGCATCTGCATCATCAGCGATGAGCCGCAACGTCCATGACCGCACACTAAAACCGTTGGTGTCATGCTGCCTACTTCTTCCTCATCCGCCAAAGCTCCTGACCTTCAGGAGACAGCGGGTCACGAAATCCTTCTTTCTGCATGTCCCGGTACTCGCGGACGGTCATGCGTGGATCAGCACAATTGAGCACGATATCAGAGATTTGTGCTGAGACTGCCTCACTATTGTTGAGCGCCCGCGACAATGCCGCCGGGTTAATTCTGGATTCGTTTTCGATGCGCTCCACGTGCTCGAAACAGCGGGCGATGGTGGCGCCGAGTTCGGTCATGCGGCCTCGCGAATCACGCGCTGGAGTTTCCAGATCAGAGCAGCATCCGGGTTTCCGTCACGTCCGTCATCCTCAAGATCGCCCGCAAACTCTGCGAGAAGGTTTGCCAAGACTTCCATTTCAGTGGCGTTCAGGGTTATCGTAGCCGTTTTCATCTGCTACCCCTGAGCGCCGCCCTGAGACTCTGAAGCGCCACGAACCCGGCGATAAGCCAGACGATTGATTGCCATGTCATGTCTGAGACTTTACCACGCTACAACGCTGTTACGCAATACTGCCGAAAGATAGCGGCTTAGAAAGCGGGCGGAACTTCCAGTTCAACCAGACGAACCGCGCCCCACATGAAACCGAGCCACGCGAGAACCCCGCCGCCGAGCGCGAACGCATCCCATGCGCCGTCTCCCTGAAATGCCGGGTTACCGGCTTCAGGTGGCGCAGTCGCTACGCAGCCGTCTCCGCTCCGATCGTCGCACGCGAAGGCCGTGGAGGTGGCGAGAACAGCCGCCATGAGGGTGATACCGATGAGTCGTTTCATGTTGTCTCTCTTTCAAAGTATGTGGGTTCCAAAATCGTCCCCCCCAAAGTCCATGCCGGGGTGCGCGGCTACGATCTCCCGCGCGGCCTTCAGTTGCCACGGCTCCGCGTCGGGCCGGTAGTGGTGCATCAGATCGGCATACGGCGCCCACCAGGCGTCAGGCGTCTGCACGAGGTCATGAGGTGGTGCGCTTGCCGGGTTCTTGTGGCCATAGACCGCGAGGGAGTACTTGTCGCGGACCTGTGCGGGTGTCTCGCGGCCAGGCCAGCGCGAAAGCTCTGAACACACATACCAGAACTGTTTTGCATTCAGCCGTGCGCGTGAAGCGAATTGGAGGTGCATCAGCCCAGAAGCGCGGCCGCGAATCGGATTGTACGCGCTGTACGGCCTTCCCATCGGCGGCCGGTGATGGTGGTCGTATGTCCCGCGCCCCGCGCTCGACCAATGCAGTTCCGGCGAATCCACGAACGCCATGCTTGCGCTCTGCTCCCCCCATACGCCGCTCCGATGTACCTGGAGGTGTGAATCCCGCAGGCAGAGCCACGGAAGTTGCATGGTGGCGTTTCTGGGGCAGGCGTACACCATGTCTCGGATGGTCGGCAGGAGGTCGCCCGAGAGAACTTCGTCCGCGTCCACGATTGCGACATGCGTGGCACCGAGTTCCCGAGCGCGGTCCAGCAGCCTTTGCCGGTGCCTCATCTCTTCCCAGACGGGTGAGTCTTCATAGAGCACGGATACTCTTCCGGGGTGCTCGTGGCCGATCTCTGAGATGATTTGGCGGGTGTTGTCTGTGGAGCAATGGTCCAAAACGCAAACGGCGTCCATCCACCTGAGCATGGCCCGGAGGGAGAGCCCGAGTATCCAATCCTCATTGCGAACAGGACAGCATCCGACGATCAATTGCGGTCTCTTTCCGCAGCCCATTTTGCGTGCTCCTGTTCAATTCCCGGCATTGTAACTTCGAGCGACTGTTCCACGGCGGGAATCTTCTCGCGGCATTCCTCGCAGACCAATGGAACCCCAAGAGGAATCAGCGGAGAGCTTGTGGGAGAAACCACAACCTCTTCCCCGCATTTCGAGCACGCGTTCCCATAGATCAATCCAGACGGCAGAAACTTTCCGCTACGCTTTGCCTTTGACAATCGGGACACAACCAAAATAGCCGGTAGCATCTAACTCATCCTCCCCATATCCATCTGCCCTCTCATCTGCCGCATGATCGGCTCTACCAGCTTCGGGTCAGGATCGTGCGCCGGTGGTTCCCATCCCTCGAATGCGCGCCACGCCACGAACAAGCCATTAGGGGTCACGTAGAACCGCACCCGGAAACCCTGATCCATCAGAAACTCCGCAGCCTTGCACACTGGCAATCCGCGGGCATCGTGCAGGATCACAATGCAGTCCTCTGTGGCAAGCGAGAGCGCCCCCTTGCAGTCGTTCGTTGGCTGGATGTCTTCATGGTTGCCGTCGATCACGAATGCGCTGTAGCGGCTCTTGCCGCTGCAATCGAGGCGCCGATCGCGAAAGAATATCTCGGCAGTCCGGGGAATTGCGATCACGGAACCGAAAGTGTCACCGAGGTTTTCTTTGAAGCGTTGCTGCTCCGGTGAGCCGTACTTCAGAATCGGGTCCACGCAGAGTACGCAGCCGCCGGTAGCCGCGTTGATTGCTTTCGCGGTCCAGCCGAACCGGGAGCCGATCTCTACGGTTGTTTTGCGGTTGAGGTGCGGGCCGTGCAGGGCGGCGTAGAGGATGGCCAACTCATCGTGGGACCAATATCCGCAGTTCGGGTCAAAGTCCGGATCGCTGGGGATATCGTGCCCGCAGTTTTGCAGGACCGGGCTTGCGAGTTTGAAGCCGCTCATGTCGGGCGGTTGCAGGTTGCTGCGGTAGATGCTCATTTGAGGCCGATCTCCCGATACCATCCGGCTAGATACTTTGCGCGGCGGAACGCTTCGAGGAAGGTCTCGTAAATGATCCCCTGAACCAGCCAGCCTTCGCGGGCTTCTGGAATCGCGCCCACGTATCGGACCTCGATTGTCTCGCTCACATTTCCCTCCGCTTCAGAAACACGTTGTACCCGAAATCCTCAACCACCTCGAAATCCGGCAGCAGCGCCAGCAGTTCCGGCTTGAGAGCCTGACCGTGATACATCTCGACCTCTTCAGCTTCGATCATGATAAAGCGCGTGCGCTTCAGGGCTTCGTGGCCCCCCTTAATCATGTCCTTTTCCGCGCCCTGGATATCCACCCACAACAGGTCTATCGGGATATCCGGCGTCAACTGGTTGCTGACAATGTGGTCCAGCGTCACGGCTACGACCTCAACGGACTTGTCGAATGTGCACCACGGGAAGTGCTCCAGATGTCCGGTCGGTTTATGGATAGAGCTGGAGCCCTTCGCCTGATCTGTTGTGTTGTCGCACAGGTGCAGGGTCGTGGTTCCGTTGAATGATGCGATCGCGGCAGTGATGAGGCGGAAGTCCGCTGCCTCTGCGAAGCGCGATCGGATGACGGCCACGTTTCGCGGGTCCGCCTCCACTGCGATGTAGTGGCGCGGCTTCAGCGCGTGCATCCACATCCACTCGTCGCAGTGATGCGCCCCGAGATCGATGATTACCGGGTGCTCCACGCCCCCAAGTGCGCGGATTACCGCCGCCTGTTCCCGTTCAGTTGCCATCGATGGTCTTCGCTTCATCAATCTCTTTACATACGCGGGAGAACATGGCTTCCAGCGTATTCGCGATTCTCCCCAGTGCCTGAGTCTGGTGCTCTGCCTGTTCAAGTAGCTTTTGCAATAACGCGGCTTCGTTGCTCATTTCAGGTCTTTCCCATCCGTCCATCCTTCGATAACTCCGTGGTTCACCAACACTGTGCTTTCGTTCGGAAACAAGCCGCCGTATCCGAGGTGGTACGCCGTGTAATCCGGACGCTCTGACAGCCGGTCCATGCCCATCCGGTTGGCTATGATTGACAGTGCCGATTGATCGTGGCGATGCCCCTTTACGCGCGGGTCCGTCGATACGAAGCCGGGGTTTCGGCCCGGTTGCCCGGTTGCCGTGTGCGGGCCGGCGAATATCCCGACGCTGGCGCGCGCCCGCCAGGAGAATAGCATTTCCCGGTTAGGACCGAATGGGCTTGAGAAGTCCAGACCGACACAGTAACTCGAAATTTCTTCCATCTCCAAAGCCGCCTCTCGCGACACTCCGAAAGATTCCAGCATCGCGTCCGAGGTCCACTCTCCCACCTTGAACCCGTTCCGGCACAGGTAGTAACCGTTTCTCTGGATATGCTCAACCAGCGGTTGAATCGGACGAATGGGGAAGAAAGAAGCATCCAGCAGGATGGCTACGTCGGCGCCCTGCTGCCGCGCGTATTCGAGAGCGAACGGCTTCGCGCAATACGGGCCGTAGTCGTACCCGTCAACGATCACGGAACCCGGCGCACCCGGAGGGTAGACATTCACCCATGCCTGGATCTCGTAGCCGGGTGAAGCGGAGTTGAATCGTTCAATAAGCCGAGCCGCCGCGCGGCCATAGTGACCGCCGATTGCAACCGTGCATATGGTGACCTTCACGCGCCCACCGCCATCGCTTTTCTTATGTAGTCTTGCATTGCGTTCATGTCGTCGCGGCAGGCTTCGGCGGTATGCTCAAGGGCCGCGCGGGTGTCTGAGATATCCACTGAGGCGTTGGAGTGTTTTTCAAATTGCTGTTTCGCGTGCAGCGAATCTCCTTGGCTACAATTGCGTGCTTCGCGGTCGTGATACCTCTCCGAAGACGATAGAAAGCAGTCGGCCCGCTCAATCGCCTCTTCCAGTTTCCGCCGCCGCTGCGCGATCTCAATCAGGATTGCTTCCGTCACTAGCGCACCCCCAGCACATTCCCGCCGATCACGGTTATCCTGTATCCCCAGCCCTTCAGGATGTTGTGAACCGTCTCGATTCCGTCCGCTTCCGGGTCGTACTCCACGCATACCATTTCCGGCCGTATCGGCATCTCGGCAAGTAGCGCGGCGTTCCTGCCCTCCACGTCGATGTTCACGAAGTCGAAAGGAAACTCGCTGAAGGTTCCTTCGATGAGTTCGCGCCACCCAATGCCGCCGGGGATCATGATCCGCGTGAACGGGTAGCCGTGCTTTGCAAAGCGGTCGACGTGCCGCTGTTCTGTGCTCGACAGCGCGTCTCCCGTGGAATAGAACGGCATAAGGCGGCACGGTCCCAGCATCAGGGCTGCGTTCACCAGCGTTACGCGGTCGTTGCCTTCGTAGGTCCGCATCAGGCCGGCGAAGGGTAGCGGGGATGGCTCTAAGCAGACTCCAGACCATCCAGCCTGCGATAGCGGCCACGTGTTCGATAGAGCGATTCCGTTGTAGGCTCCGATATCTAAGAATCTGCCGAGTCTTCCGGCGAAGTGTTGCTCGATAAATTCACCCTCGCCGTATTGACTTGTGTCTCTGTTCATTTCGCCTCGTTTTTCAGGAACCATTCGTAAGCCGATGGGAAACCTTCATCCGGTGAAATGTCGGGTTGCACTCCGTAACTTCGCATCCGAGACACATCCATCAGTTTTCTCATCACGCCATCCGGCTTGCTGGAATCGAAGTTTATCGCGCCTGTATATCCGGTCCATTTCGCGATTCCTTCGGCATATTCTTTGATTGTGAAATCCACGCCCGGCCCCACATTCACCAACCCCCGCGCTCCCTTGCGGACCAGCTCAACGATGATCCGCGCACAGTCGTCAACGTGCATCACCTCCCGCCGTGGTGTTCCGGTTCCCCAAAGCGTCACTGATTCCGCGCCGGATACTTTAGCCTCGTGGAACTTGCGGATCATGCCGGGGATGAAGTGCGACGTTTGCGGGTCGAAGTTGTCGCCGGGTCCGTACAGGTTGCACGGCATCACCGCCAGGTATTCCATGCCGTACTGCCGGTGGTAGGCTTCCAGCATCTTGATTCCTGCGATCTTGGCGATTGCGTAGGGCTCGTTTGTCGGCTCCAGCGGGCCGGTCATAAGGTCGCATTCTTTGAGGACCGAGTTCCCGCCAATTGATTGGTAAGCCGGGTAAATGCAACTCGATCCGAGGAACACAATCAGTTTCATACCAGCCAGCCGCGCCGCTTCGATCACGTTGGCCTGAATCATCAGGTTGTCGTAGATCATTGAGCCGGGTTCGTCGATGTTGCGCTGGATGCCTCCCACGCGGGCCGCGCACAGGTAGATCGTTTGTGTGTCGGTCAACGTGCTGGGGTAGATGTGATGCCGCGTGAGGTCCATCGACCGATGCCATGTTTCCGCGTGCGGCAGCAGTCGATGAATCGCCGCGCCAACCATGCCAGCGTGGCCGAGGATTACTTCCCGCATTTCAGCGCCTCCATGTCAGCAGCCACCATTCGCCGCGCAATCGAACTGACGCTGAATTTTGCATCCCAGCCGAGTTCCGCCCGAGCCTTCAGGGGATTAGCCAACAGCCGATGCACTTCTGCGGGCCTTTCGTAGTGCGCGTCATACTTTACGAATTTCTGCCAGTCGAGATCTGCCGCGCCGAACGCAAGGGCGGCGAAGTTGCGCACGGTTTCAGTTACCCCGGTTCCAATCACGAAGTCTCCCGGCTCGTCGCGCTGCAGCATCCGCCACATGGCCTCCACGTATTCGGGAGCCCAGCCCCAATCACGCTGCGCGTCCAGATTCCCCAACGTCACGAAGTCCTGCTCGCCCGCTTTGATCCGCGCCACCGCCATGCTGATCTTTCGCGTCACGAAGGTTTCGCCGCGGCGTGGACTTTCATGATTGAAGAGTATCCCGCAACTCACATGCAGCCCGTAGGATTCCCGGTAGTTGACCGCCAAATGGTGCGCTGCCACCTTCGCGACACCGTAGGGCGATCGCGGGGCGAACGGTGTGGTTTCCGATTGCGGCGCCGGGGAGTTCCCAAACATCTCCGAGCTTGACGCCTGATAGAAACGCGCGGTCGGGCAGCAGTGCCGCATCGCTTCCAGCATCGCGAGAGTTCCGCCTACGATGGAATCCATCGTGTAGGCCGGCTGCTCGAATGACAAGGCGACGTGTGATTGTGCTCCCAGGTTGTAGATTTCATCCGGGTCCACGGTTGCCATGACGCGCTCGATTGAAAGCGGGTCCGTCAGGTCTGCGTAGTGCAGATGGAAGTTTGGATGGTCGATCAGGTGATCCACGCGGGCCGTGTTGAAGCTGGAGCTTCGGCGTTTGATGCCGTGGACCTCGTAGCCTTTCGAGAGTAGGAGGTCCGAGAGGTGTGAGCCGTCCATCCCGGTTACCCCGCTGAGAAGTGCCCGCATTACCACTTCCCCTGCATGGCGAACAGCGCCAAACCGAACCATCCGGCGAAAGCAGCCAGCCGCCACATGTTGACTTCGTTTCCGCGCCGGATATCGCGCTCGTCTGCCGCGTGCAGTTGCCGCGTCACTTCCGCCAACTTTGCGCGGACTTGTGTGATCTCTTCATCGCGCCATGTCATCCACTGCTCCTTTACCGGATCGTCGGGCCGGATGCCCGAAGACTTCAGAAACTTTTGGTCTGTGGTCACTCTGCTATCGCCTCTTCAAGAGCATCGCAAAACGTGGAGTAGTTAGCGGCCTCCCCGGCGGCCATGATTGCCTCGTCCCCATCGCGATGAATCATGTTGAATGAGCCAGCGGGGAATCCGTTGTACTCGACATAGACGCCGCCGGGTTCCAGCGGGAAACCTTCCGCAACTTTCTGTGTCGTCATCTGGCCGTTCACCCACATCACCCATTGCGAGTTGATAACGCGCTTCCACGGTTCCGGCAGTTTTCCGATGCCTGGTATCCCGTCTTTCGCATGCAGATCGCAGATGAGCTTCACCGCGTTTCGATCTTCGTTTTCTCTGACCATGCGGATTATCTTACCACGCTGTAACGCTATTGCGCCACAAATTACGGGATCGGCTGGCACTCCGCAAAGTTGGTGGACTTCAGGCGTTCAAAGATAGCCTTCGATTCCTGCCAGTGCTTCTGAGAGTTCCACTCCTTCATGTGTGGGGCTGGTGGTGCGTTGTAAGATGTGTTGCCGCCGGGGATTCTCTGCGCGTGCGCGTGGTAGTGCGTCAGATCCGGACGCTGGAGGAATACGCCGAGGGATTGCGCATAGAGCTGCAGGGCTTCGTCTCCGAACATGTGGCGGAATTCCGGCCATAGCGGGCCTTTGCCCGCATGCGCACGTCTGCACCACTCGCGCCCCAGCCACGGGCTCCCGGCGATGCGTTCAATGATCCTGCCGAGGTTGTCGGCCCAGGGGTCGCCGGTAGGCTGCATCACGCCCAATGTTGCCGCGTATTTATGCGCGTACTCAAAATACGAAATCCCGACATGGGCCGGATGCGAAAGATAAGCATTCGCAAAATGGCGTGAGCATTCCTCTGCGATCTCATCCCCTGTTTTGTTTGGGTCCGGGAAAGTATCGTCCCCGCCAGCTACGCACCAGTCAACCTCCGGGCAGGATCTCAGGATCTGTCTCGTCAGGAAATTGACCGCATCGGCGTAGCCCCCGTAGGGACGAATGAAAACAGATGCGCCGGCGTTCTGGAGTTCCGCCGCTTCATCGAAGGGCCGCGTAGAATCCCTTTGCAGCGCCACACCGTAGCCCATCTTCGACCAATCCCTCACGACGGGAATAACTTCCGCGACTGGCCTCGCGCTGGGTATGCAAAACCATGCTTTGCTCACGGCCTGTACCACGAGTTCTCTGTATCGTCCTGATACAGAAACTTCCGCCTCTGCTGCTCAACGTCCGACTGATTCGCCATAACGATCTTTATGAGCCGCTTTTTCTGTTTGCGCCGCTGCAACCATAGGTCTATGCCGTGGAACAGCAGCGCTCCACCAGCCACGCCAATAAGCGCAAATATTCCAGTCTCGTTCATTACGTCCCCCATCCGACGCCAAGGCCGGATTCTTCAACATCGTATTCGTAATCCAGTTCTTCCAGCAGCCCGTCGATAGTCACACCGTGGAACTTCTCAAACAGTTCTTTGCCGTCTTCGATGCAAGGTATACCGGGCCGCGCGGCGGTTTTCATGTGGAGGTAGTCCACTAGACGGATAATATTCGTGTCGTCTTTCGGTGAACCGAATTCTCGGACGTGGTGCGTTGTCGCGGGAAATTCGCCGGTGATCTGGCACGGCTTCTGCGCCGCCCACGCCAGCCGGTTGCGGTCGATTACTCTGCCGCGCCGCGGCGGTCCCGGCCTCTTTGCGTTCGGCTTATTTCCGCGCGGTATCGGCTTCGTTGAGCGCTTCAGTGGGGTGCGCCGCTCGATCATGCCGCCATCCGATTCTTTTCACGGGTTCGGGCCGCGCGTAGCGCTATCTCGCGGCGTCTTGCTGGATCAATTTCGCGGCGATTGTGTCTTTGCTCCAGCATCGTCGCCCAACGGCAATTTCCCGGCTCGTAGTTGCCGTCGTTGTTAATCCGCTCAAGGGTCAACCCATCCGGCCTGTGTCCCATATCTGCGAGAAAGTTTTCAAATTTCAGCCACCTATCGCATACCTTAATGCCACGCCCTCCGTAGGCTGGATAGGCTTTTTGCTTTGGATTCCGACAGCGGTTCAGCATTGCCTGCCAGAGAATATACAGCGGAGTATCGGCGTGGCCGTGAACCGTAGCGGCGGCGGCGCGAATCGTCGACGTCAAACACCCGCAATGGGAAGTGTGGCCGGATCTAAGACCACCAGTGGCGACTTCGATTGAACCGCCACAATCGCACAGGCAATTCCAGTACACGTTCCGGCCATCGGTTCGCACCGACTTGGAAATTACCTTCAGAGCGTGAAAGCGCTGGCCGATAAGATCAATCCTCATACGGGCTGCACCATTAGGCGCACCAATTCATCGTGTTCTGGCACGCGAGTCCATTCTTTCGCGCGAGACATGGAAGCCGGTCTGTATGCGTTGGAAGTGTTTGCGGGGTGTATCCTAGCCACCATGCGGGGAACGCCATCGCCTCCGATCGAGGATACTGAAACGCATTTCATTCCACGCAACCACCGTTCGTCTTCGCCGATCGACGTGGCCTCGAATGGCCGTCGCTCCCATGCGGATCTCCACATGCAAAAACTCGTGCCGAGTGCGTATTGGGGGTTTCGATTGCTGTATAGCCACGCTTCGCCGGGGTTCGTTCCCATGTCAATCGGACTCCCGCCAGTCCCATACGGATGGACGCTGCGTTGCGGCTCCCGCCAGAACAGCATCTGATTGAATCCGACTACATCGGCGCCGCTCGATTGCAGGAGTGTGACCTGCTCCGCTATTCGGTTGGGGTGCGAGTAGTCGTCGGAATCGAAGGTGACGATGATATCTGGGCCGTCGCCTGGCGTCCAATAATCTTTCGCGGTGGTGATCGCCATGTTGCGAAGTTCGCCAATCGTGCGGCCCCCGAACTTTCGGTAGACGTGCAGGACGTTGCATTCTTTGTCCAGCAACTCATCTGGGCAGGCTTCTGAGGTGTCGAATATCAGCATCCGCGCTTTAATCCCGGCCCGTTCACAGGATGCGGTCTGCATTTTGAAGCACTGGACCGCCCGCCGCGTCATTTCCGGCCGGTCGGCTGTCAGGCAGATCGCGCAAACGGATGGCTGGCTACTCGGAGATTGGCTCATACGTCGTCTCCCTTGCTGGTTCGCGCAATCGCATGGTTTCTCCAGCCTTGTGGACTGGCTCCGGTTTGTCGCAGGCGTCTGCGATGGCCCGCTCTACCCATTTTCGGAACAGCATCCCGGCTCGAGCTGCCGAAACTTTCGCGGCATTGTAAACCGCCTGTTCTACCGGCACGTTGATATTTGGCACTCTTGCAGGATACTTTAAGCGCGTTAAGGATTGCAATAGAAAATTTTAAATCGCGCTGATGCCGAATTGCCCGAGATCCGGCGCCACGCCCAGCGGCGTCTGGTCGACGTCAATCAAAAGCTCTGTGACGGCCCACACCAGCGCGTCCAGCCTGTCCGGTGACCCTTCGTTGCCCTGTGGGGTCCACCCGCAAAGCTGGTCCTCCAGGGCCCCGAATGTGCCGATGTGATGCACCCGGCCCTGTGTGTATAGGTTTGCCACCGGCTCCGCCCGGATGTACTTCCCCCGGCTGGCCCGCACGCTTCGGACGTTTGCAGCTGGATCCAGTGCGCGGATGTTTGCCGCCACGAGGTCACCGCCGTTGTTGACCTCAGCCACGATGCAATCGGCTCTCCGGGTCCGGTAGGCCGCAACTGCGACTCTAGCCCAGCCCAGCGCGTCCTCACGGCAACTCAGATCGTCTAGGATCAGCACGTGCCAGCCGCGCGTCAGAGCCGCCACAATAATGCCGGTTTCATCGCTGTCGGGGTTATGGGTTACCGCCGGGTCAATCGCTATGACGATTCGTACAATCCCGTCTGAGCGCACGTCTGAGGACTTCCCGCGGGTGGCGTCGATCAGACTCCGGGTCCAGAGTGCACCGGGTACGTCCTCCAGCAATTCGGCCATGAGTTCCTGCCGGCCGATTCTGGTCCCTTCGTACTTGCGGATGATGGCGTCAAAAAATGCGGGTGCCAGGTTGCCCCGATTCTCGTAGCTACTGCCGCGCGTAACTACGGTGTTTTTGTCGGATATGAGGTCTTTGACGAGCTTTACTGGCTTCGGCGTGCTCGTCACCACGGCCCGCGGATCGGCTCCAAGGCGCAAGCCGAACAGGAGATTATCCCAAGCGTCAGGGAAGCGCCAAGCCGCGATCTCGTCGCACCATGCGCCGTCATGCTGGGGACCGCGGAGGCGCTCCGGCTCATCGGCTGAGTACATCGTCGCCAAGGCACCGTTTGGCCACGTCACGCGCCTTTTGGATGGCTCATAGAGTGGCCTGTTATCCGGCGGGCAGCATGCCAATATGCCGGATTCTCCTTCCACCATGACGTCGCGAACGTCGCCGGCGGTCGCTCCTACCAGTGCAATACGGCGATACTGCCCGGTCTCCGCTTTCTCTCTGACCCATTCCGCGCCCGTCCGGGTCTTCCCGAAGCCGCGGCCAGCCTGCACGAGCCAATATCGCCAGTCGGCCCGATCGTCCGCCGCGTGTTCGGTTCCTGGTGCAAGTTGGTTTGGACGAGCTGAGCAGCCGCGCCAGTCCCACAGAATCGCCTGCGCTTCAGAGTCGCTAAGGCTTGCTATTACCGCTTCCCGCTGTGGCCCTGTCAGCGATGCCAGCGATTCGAGCAGCGAGAAGCTCCCGCGGGCTGGTGAATTCATGAGCTATTGGACCGCCTCCGGGTCCAGAGTGTTCGACTGCGCGGAGTTCCGGATAGACAAATTTCGAGAGCTTTCCGAAGCAATGTGCCTGAAGTTCGCGGGAACTGCCTTCATCCAGCGCAATACGGGCCAACCCTTCGATTGGATCACAACCCATTGATTCGAGTTTCGCGCGGACGTTCGCGGACATGATGCACGTCTGGCCTCTTTTTCTTCCGGAACCGGCGGGCTTCGGAGTACCCTTCACAAATGGCATGCTAATCCGTGCAAACTCATGCTATCTGCGTGCAAACTTCGCATGTTTGAGAGTCTACCCCATCTGTGAGGTTTTCGACAAGTGCCAGCGTTTTTACTCTTTGCCTGCGGCGGCGCGTAGCCCCGCGCCTTGCGCCAGAGGTAGGTGCATTTCAGCCACATAGCGGGCCAAAGGTTCGGGAATCCGCGCTATCAGGGCTGAGGCTGCTTTCCGTGCGTTGCTCTTACTGCTGAAACGTGCGCTTGCGCCATCGGCCCGGGCCTCTTTGCTAAACCAGTCACCGCGCCCCATACCGCCCTGTTTTGCTGCGGCGCGTACCGCATCCGATTCCGCCTGATTCGTCAGGTGCCGGGTGTGGCCGTGTCCGTCGCGCTTGTTGACGTGGCCCGCGGTTTTCTGGCCCGCATAGTTCTCCAGCCCGAGACTGATTGCCGTTCCAGCGGTCCAGCCGCGATTGGGGTAATTCCCGGTGCCTTTATTCCCTTCCGTGGCCTCGACCGATGCCGTCTGAAAACTCCTGCCGCTGCCGTCGAACCGAAAGCCGGGCAGCTTCTGCCCGCGATCTCCCTGCGAACTGTCCGCAATCCGAAACCATGAGCCTTGCGGGTGCGCTGTGCCGTCCGGATTCAGTTTCTGGCCCGCTGTGAGCGCGTGAACTGGATTCTGGCTGTGTCCGTTGGTATTGTTCGCCACCGCGAACCACGAGCCATCACCGCCCTTGTACGCCGCTTCCGGCGCCACTCCCATACCGAACCTTCCCCTCCCGGCGCGGATATCCGCCAAGTCTCTGCCGGCGATTACGCGCTTTCCAATCTGCGCACAGTGTCCCCAAAGGTAAAAACTACCGAAAATCGCATCCGGTTCACCGGCGCGGATTCTCTCCGCTTGTGTCAGGGATTTCCACCGCGCCAGAGACATATCCCGCTTTCCCACCCAAGGAACAGCACCCCTGACGTTTTCCTGAATGTAAGGGATTTCCCGGCCCGATGCCGCGCTTGCTTCGCGCTGGATTCTCGATATTGAATCGAACAGGGTGTTATCCGGCCCGTCCAATTCCCATTTTCGCCGTAGGTCCTTTGCCTTCGCGGAGTTCTCTTTGCAGTCGCACGGCACCAGCTTGCCGAGTTCCGTCGATTTCCCCTTCATCACCCCGACGATCAACTGCCACTCGAAAACCTGTTTCGTTCCCTTGCATAGCGGACATTTGGAACGGCTCCACGGCATTGCAAGCCAACTGTAGGCCTGGCAGGGCGAGCTTCCCCAGATGAAATCGGCCCGCGCAAACTGTTCGCCGTGCAACGTTAAAACGTCCTGGATTATGCGCTCCTGCCGATCGTGTGGCTTTCCGTGATGCGGGAGATATTCCAGATCAAAACAGACCGCGCGGCCTCCGAGTTCACACCATGGCGCGGTAGCGCTCCCCGTGCCTGCAAATAATTCCACCGCGAGTGGTCCCGTACCGGAGCCCGTTTGCTTTACCGCTGAGACAGTTTCGACGCTATCCATGACGGCGAGAGGAGCAACTTTCGGACTCCGGTTTGATTTTACGGGAAATCATTGATCTTGTTTCTGGAGGTTCTTTGCCCGCTTGCGGGCCTTCAGGCGCTTCCGTTGGCGTTCGGCCTCCCAGCGGGCTATCCCGCCCGGTGTGATGAGCCAGCGGCGCTGTGCGGCTTCGCGCTGTAGCTTCTGTTCGCGGGTCATCTCTGGATCTCAATCCCGATGCACGCAATCCAGATATCCAGAGTTCCGAAGCACTTCAGAATCGCAGCCTGATATGTGCTCCCGAACGTGGTTCCGTGCTGCCGCTTGAATTTCCAGATCGTGCCGGATAACCGCTCTTTCAGGCCGTATCCGTGCGATAACGTGACCGCGCGGCCAATCGTGCAGGTTTTTTCGTTCCAGCGCGGCCCGTAGGCGCGGAGTTCTTCTCGCTTCTCGCCGGATTCAAAGGCGCGGAAGAATTCCGTTTTCAGGGGAATGAACAGCGGTTTCTCGCTCATTGCGGCTCCTTCATCAGTCCCGATTGCTTCCGTTCGGGTCCGGTTGCTCCTACGCGCTGTTCGATCTCTTCCGGCGTCAATTTCGTAAACCGTGTGAGCCAGCGGCGGTACGCATTCCCGTCGATTTTGCAGATCATCACGGACCACTCGTAATCGGTCATCCAACACGCTCCCGGTATTTTCTCCACTCAGCCATGACGCGCGGCGAACAAAACGCCAGAGAGTTCACATTCCCGGCCCGCAGCATCCTTTGCCGAAAAGCCGATTCTACCCCGCGCAAAACCACTGGCAGCGGTATCCCCGAATCTTTCCATGCTTCCAGAATTCGCCAATCGCCAGGCGAAAAAATAAACCCAGGCGTTCCCCTTTGCTCCACGAAGAACCTTTCCACCAGGCGTTCGTACTTCATTCGTGGCAAGCTCTCCGAGTTGACTACAGTATTGAACATCAACCCCTTCTCTTTCTTCGTAGTTTTATAGCATCACCCTAGATTCGGACGGGCTTCGAGGCGTAAAAGCCCCAAGGTTATTGAGGCGATCACCCTGAGTTCTTTAGAGCCCCAGCGGCGGAACGGGATGGAGTCAATCCCCCGAACTATTCCCGGACTATGAGGAACCGATTGACCGGCCCAGCTTCCGCGCTCCAGGACGCCCCACGCTACCGTTGGGAAGCAACTTCTACGGCACTTCCAAAGTGCGCCGAACGTACTCTCGACCGATAAACGCACTTCTCAAAGCCCTTGGATAATGCCAAGTCATTCAGGTTGTTTTGAGGTGATTGTGTCGCAATCTTCTCAAAAGGCCAGCCCTGAAATCGAACTGACTTGTGTGAATCTTACCGAATCAGGATTTGTTTTGCAAGCGGAAAAATGTTATTCTTTCTTTGTCGCAATCGCCTCCGCGCCTTCGGGCAAACGATCTGCCGCACTCTCCAGGGGTGCGGCTTTCGCTTTCTGGCCTCACAGTTTTGTCTTTTGCTCGAATGCCCTGCGCACCTCAACAAAGAAATCGTTCATTTTTACGTGGTCTACGTTCGACCGGAGCGATACCATCACGCGGCATTCCTGGATCTGGATCAATTCCCGCAGTTCGCGCTTACTCAGTCCGTGCTGGTCGCACATCTTCTGCGCTATTTCTGGAGTCGCCTTTTCCATATACTCCAAAGATCTCTGGAGCCAATCCAGGTCGGACTGCTCTTTCGCCAGAGACTGCGCGTAACCATTGCTCCGCACATGCTTGGCGATTCTAGCCGTTTTCTGGTTTGCAAATCGATTCCGCACCCACACCGGCGGCTGTCGATAGGTCGGCATTACAGGACCCTCCGCGCATATTCCGCGATTAAAGCCGCCCTCACACGCGCTCCACGCGAATCAG